GGGTTCTATGGCAATGGGACGGTCCGTCTTAGCATTCTTCGGGACGAAGGTTACCTCGCTTCCTGAAACGACTTCGAATTTGTGGGGGAAATTCTCCCACGCTTCCGAAACGCCCAGTAGGTAAGGTAGCGCCCCACGCGTAGAGTGAGGAATTCCTTGGAATTTCTCGTACGCAGAGGTCTTCGTCCCCCCGATGCGAGTAGTCGCACCGGGCCCAAAGCGGCATTTGTTAAGCGCCTCATCCCAATCGAAAGGACCCAAGACTGAAGATATTTTTCCAGTCAACCAGGTAATAATCCTGGAAAACCGCCAATCACTGTCGCCATTCAGCGATATGATTGGATCTTCAACGAAGAGGTCCGTCAACTGGTCGTTGACAACTTCACATTTGCGTTCGCAACGAAGGAACTCTTCGACTGCGACCCGTTGTGTGTCTATCCCCGTATCTAAGCCAGTGAACTTCGATAAGAAGCGAACTGCCAGATAGTCGAGGAAGAAAGCCTCCTGGTCCACGTACTCACGTGGATTGAGAGACTTCCTTGCCAATTGCTCGTGCTCTCCGAAACGGAAAAGCACGGCGCATGACAAGGCCACAAGGGTATCCAACGCTTCATAGAAGCGGAGGATCACTTCAGGGGTCAGGTCACGTCGCATACGCCGTATAGGGCCAGGTCGTCCATTGGACTTCTTACCCGTACGCATGCTAGCCAACCTCCGATAAAGCCTCTCCCAGAGGGATAAAGCTGTAGATGTGCGTTAGCCATTGACTATCTATATAGTCTCTAGCGTTTCGCTTCTCTACAGCGCTGAAGAACCTCTTGACCACACGAAGAGCGCCCCGATCAAGGGGCATCTCAACGTGTGCCAAGCAAGTATCTCCAGCATCCATATGAAGAGTCATAGTAACGGAGTACTGGCTGAGTCGATTTCCCGTCGGTCTGCACAGATCGTAATAGATGAGCACATCTTCAATGTGTCCAAACACTACGTTGTCCAAGCAGTTTGGCTTATTCACGAACTCTTTGCCCCAAGG